ATCAACAGATGTATCAACAGGTAATAGCATACGTAATTCTTGGCGATCTGCTTGGATACTAATTCCAGTACGTCCCATATTATTAGGTTGTCCTACATTTCCCATATTATAGAATCGTCCAGGGTGAACCATTCGTTTTGAGTGTCGTAAAATCGCTTTTTGTAAGTCTTTTGATGTAACTTTATTCCCTAAGTCGATGACACGCATTAATCCCTTACGAATAGCAGTTGAAATCAAAGCTTTTGTTTCATAATATTTTTCTTGTTCATTACCTGAAAGCATTGATTGTGTTACTTGAATAACATAACGATCTAAACCTGCTTCACTTTGGAAAATATCCGTAATTAACGTGTCTTGAATCGTACGTACATTTGAAACATCACGCTTATGATTATGAATTACTGCTTTCAATTCGGGTGGTCGGCGTTCAAACAATCGTTTTTCAGCTGCTGAAGGGTCAAATTGGAATGTTTCAGCAATATCTAAAATCATATCCTCAATGTATTCACCTGATGTAATTAATTCCCCTTCAAATTCGGATAAAGGATTAACAATTTTATTGTCTCGTTGCAAGATTTTCATTACCATTTTAATGGCATTTTTATGCCATAAACTTGCAAAGTGATCATCTTCAGCAAGAACATCCCCAATAGCTGAAAAATCTTTCTGTCCTGCTTTAGCAATAGGCAAATTGCTACGATAAGGTTCTGGTAATACTTCTCTAACTGTGTTAACAAATTCTGGTGCGGTAACACCTAAGTTTTTAAATCCATTCATAATTTTCTACTCCTCTTCTTTTTTAATTAGATCAACAAGGTCTGGTTTAATTTCGCCTTCTCCATATGTTTCAGCTAATGTTTTATGCCCAAAAGTTTTCTTTTCTACTTTGGCCACACAAATTTGATCATTTAATTCTCGTAATTGCTCATTATTCTTTTCAAAGGATTTTTTTAAATCATTGTAATGAGACAATTTTTGGTTGATGATGTTATTGAATTCTAATAGACGATCTTCCAATGTATTGGATACATCCATAAATTCTTTCAGGCTTTCGCCTTCAAAAGATTCATGGGTTTTATATCCAAATAATTTGTTTACATCGTCAACAAAATATTGATCAGTTGATTCGACGGTAAAAAATTTAGGTAGTTCTGCCTTAAACATTAGCAATCACTCCTTTATATTCGTCGTCAGGTGTTCTTTCTTCGAGTTCAGCTTCTGTAACTTCTAACAAACGTTTTTGTTTATTAATCAATTCTTCTTGGTTATTAACCTCATTCGTTAGTTTCTCCAGTACAGAATCTAAATTCTTTTCTTCTAGGAAAAGTACACGTGTTTTTTTTGTTAATTCTTCTTGATCAATAATTAACTGCGCTAACCGTGAAGGCTCCATATGTTCTTTATTGTTTGATAGAAACACCGACATATTATCTAGCGCTTCAAGTACCGCAACTTTTTGTTGGGTAGTATCTAAATTCATGATTAAGCCCCCCAGCCATTAGCCCACGCATTACGTGCTTTAGAAAAAGCTCCTGTTCCAACTTCTTCTGGAATATCCGATTCAATTTCTTGTTGATTTTGATTAGCATCTTCTTGCCATTCTTCTTTTGGTTCTTCTACTGGAACAACGTCGCCTTCAGTCTGTTCAAAAGATTCTGGTTCATTAGTTTCAGCTGGTTCAACTACTTCTTCTTGACCGTCATCTTCAGCATACGTTGTATTTGTTGCATCTTGTTTTTGTTCTTCCACTGCTTCTTCAATTAATTCTTTTGTTTCTTCCATGATTCATTCTCCATTCTTTTTTTAAGATGTTGTTTTTCCTTCTAAAACTTCTATACGTTTAATTGCTTCTTGCAATTGTTTTTTTAATTCATTAGTATTATCAGTAGCAGCTGTCACTTGATCTGATAGTTGTTTGATTTGCGCCTCTGTTTCTTTCTTTAGCTTATCTAAGTCTTGGCTGGCTTGTTTTGCATTAGAAAGGATATCGGAGGCGTTTTTTTCAATTTTTCCATCTCTATCTTTTAGTAATTGATTAACTCTTTCAAATATATTATTTTGGAATTTTTGTAGCATTCCTTTTGTTCCTTCATATACAGACATTGTCCTCACCTCCTCTACAGGTTATTTTCAATTTTCATTACTAAAAAAATTTAGCCATAATTTTCTGATACGTTTCATCGCTCATCAGAACATTTCCTTCTTGTGTGTAGACAAATTCAAAAGGATTTAATTTTTTGATAACTGCTGGAGTAGGTTCTTCCTCGATTGGATCAACTGGATCAGTTGGATTTTCCTCTTCAACATCCTTTTTCACTCCTTCGCCTAAAAATTCGGCTAGTTTTTCTTCTTTTGCTAATTCTTCTGGTGTTTTTTCTACGTCTTCCATTTCCTTATTCCCCTTTGCTATTCATTATTTTTTCAAAATCATCAATTTCTTCTGTTTGATTTTCTTCAGGTGGCGTTTCGCAAAAATAGCACCCATCTTCATCACTAACATAGTGATATTTTTCTTGCTCTTCTTTTGACAATAATCGCCATTCATTAATTAACAAACGTTTCATAAAAATCACTTCCTAGAGTAGTGGCATAAAGATTTGTTCTTTTAAGCAATCATGAAAAAGTGGTGTAAATAGATCATAGCCACTATCAATCCATTGTTTATAAATATCAAACACATCTTTATTTCTTCCAAATGTATCTGTAATAGAATTACCAGAAGAACTACCTTTATTAATCGTATGATCTTCGCTGTCTGTTATACTATTGGATTTCCCTGTAGTTTTTGTATCACTAGTTGATTCAGTTTTATTTGCCTGTGATGCATAATCTAAATTGCTAACATCAAGGTCTAATTGGGTATCGGGCAAATCTGTATTTGCTCCTTTTGTTACACTTTTAGTATTACTATCACTTTCAGTCTTTCCATTCGTTTCAGAATGGCCTTTAGAATCAATTACTCTACTATCTCCATTAGTAGTGCTTCCTTGACTGTTACCTGTACTAGTTACGTACATTTCTTCTAAGAGGTAACGCCAATGATTACAATAAATCGGCATTTTTCTACGAAGAAAATTACCTAATTCTAAATAAAAAGCGGCTGGTGTTTGAAATCCTATCTCTTTCATATAAAAATATTCTAAAAACATTCTTTCAAATTCTTCTTTAAACGCCTGGTCCCGCTCATCTCCCCAAATTTTAAAAGGATATCTTCCTAAAGCCTTAAAAAAATTCTCTCTGGAGTTCTCAATAATAGAAAAAGGAGAGGCGTACATCATAGGATTTTCATTAATATCTGAAAACCCTCTTAATAAAAATCCTAGTTCGATAGTGTAGCTAGACATCCCTGACCACTTCCCTTACTTTACAACAGGAAACATTGATTCTAAGCGGTTATACCATGGAGCATTTTTATTCCACTCTTTTTGACTATAAAACGGAATACTTCTCCCATTGTTGTCTTTATAAACTTTTTCAATGACTTTCATTTCATCTGGATGATAAACACGTCTAGTATTTACACCATTGCAAAACATTACCGTCCAAGCATCTCCGTTCCATTCTAAAGCTCCAGTTTTTGAATTAATTGGTCTTTCATATAAACATTGCATAGTTGTTTCTCCACCTTTTTCTATATTATTTTGGTTATTATTTGAACTACTATTATTTTCAGTATTAGTACCAGTATTTCCCATATACTTTTTAATTTGACTGATAAAATAGTCTTTTACTGAATTAGTTTCACTTCCATGTAATTCCCATGATCGATGAGGACATGCTGTTGCTGAAAATTCTTTGTGCAAACGGACCGTATCCCTATTTGGTTGCATTCCCCAAAACTTCATATCTTCAGCAACTTGTTTAAATGTCATTTGTTCATTTGCTAAGAAATCCGCATCACTGGCACCCATCGATTGACACACTTCATAACCGACATAGTTCAAGTTGCCATCTGGATTTGCAGTATGCCACGCCGCATTGAATGTATCTTCTACACGAGCAATCGTATTTCTATCAATGTAATAGTGAGCAAAACCATTTGCTAGCTGTGTAGGCGACATTACAGACAAAGCGTTAACGTATTGTTCTGCTGTCGCATAGATACTACCTGCATCATTATGAATAACAACACCTTTAGGAGTTGCATTGGGCCGTCTACCAGCAATACCACCACAAACTGATTGATTAATTATCCGTACCATCTGATGAATCACCTCCTACAAAATTTTTAAACGTCTGATGTAATCCTGTACTTGCTAAGCCACTTAATGCTCCGTAAACAGCGCTTTCTAAGGTAAGTTCATGATTATATACAAAACCTAAAATAGCTCCAGTAACAGCTAAAATTAATGGAATATATCCATTTAAATTATTTGCTAAAAATGTTGTATTTTTAATTACATAACCAATTATTAAGCAAGCTAATACTACAATTGGAAATAACATATTCTGATCTAATGCCATTTTTACAACCCCTTTTCTATAGTTCTAATTCGTTCTGATAAATCACCATGACCTCGCCACAAGCTTTTAGTTTGTTGTTCTAAACTAGTAATGCGTGTATCTGTTACATGTTGATCCTCTGATAACTGCTCAATTAAATCATTCATTTTTTCAATCGTTTTATTCAAACTTTTTATTGCTTCTGTGTTGCTTTGAAATGAATAATAGTTTTTAAATAAAAATGTAATTATTCCTATAAAAAAACTAACAGCTGCTATTAATTCACCTAATGACAATTAATTCACCTTCTTTCCAAAGGTTTATTTGTTATTTTTTGATATTCCTCTTCAGTTATCCGTTGATATTCCACCATTTTTTTTACATCTAAGTTTGTCATTCCTTGATTGTTATATACTGTTGAAATATCAGCATATTTAGGATAATCAAAATTAACTTCTGTTAAATTAGGAATGCTCGAAAATTTATATGATAAAT